AATTTATTATTAAAAAATAATAAGTTACCCGTTATGCCAGAAGAAATTGGTGAACAAGATGTTGAGATAGAATATGTATCTCCATTAGCTAAAGCTCAAAAAACACAAGAACTATCATCTATCATGAGAGGAATTGAAATATTTGGTTCAATGCAAAATATTGCACCTGTATTTGATTACATAGACATAGATGGTTTAGTTAATCATGTTAAAGATGTGTTAGGCTTACCCGCTAAAATTATGAGATCAAAAGCAGAAGTTCAGCAAATGCAACAAGAAAAACAACAACAACAAATGGAACAAATGCAACTTCAACAAGCTCAACAAGTAGCCGAAGCAGCGGGTAAAGTAGCTCCCGCTTTAAAGGTAGCAAATGAACTCTAAAGATTTAGAGCAATTAAATATTGCTTACAAACAAGTTTTTGAATCTGACAATGGAAAAAAAGTATTGGAAGATTTAGAAAAGAGATGCAGTTATCATACAACTACTCACATTAAAGGTGATAGTCATGAGTCTGCATTTTTAGAAGGAACAAGATCTGTTGTCTTGTTCATTAAAAATATGCTCAATAAAAAACCATAGGAGGAAAAATGAGTAGTGAAAATCAAGAGGTAGCAACACCCGTAGCTCAACCAGAGCAACAAAATTCGGTGTTGTCTGGAGACCCTAAAACAGAAACTCCACAAACAAACGTAGATTGGAAAGCAAGTCTTTCTGATGAAGTAAGATCTGATAAATCTTTAGAAAATATTAAAGATATAGAAGGTTTAGCAAAATCTTATGTTCATGCACAAAAAATGGTAGGAGCGGATAAAATTCCAGTTCCAAACAAATATGCAACTGAAAAAGATTGGGATGCCGTTTATGAAAAACTAGGCAGACCGAAAACTTCGGATGGATATAAATTTGACTTACCACAAGATAAACAAGTGGATGAGGCATCATTAAAAGAATTTTCAACCCAAGCACATAAGCTAGGATTACTTCCTGGGCAAGCTCAAGGGATGGTTCAATTCTATAATGACATGACGGCTAAATCTCTACAAGATGCTGATAGTAAAGCTCTTGCAGCTAGAGAAACTAGCACGAAGGAACTAAAACAAGAATGGGGTCAAGCATTTGACCAAAAAGTTTCACAGGCAGCAACCTTAGCGAAATCAGTTGGTGCTACTGAACTTTTAAATGCTAATCTAGCAGATGGAACTAAACTGGGAGATCATCCAGTTATGATTAAAGCTTTTGCAGAATTAGCAAATAAAATGGGGGAAGATAGTATTGTTCAGGCATCTGGACCCACATATCTAACACCATCACAAATAGACAAACAAATTGGAGAACTGACACAAACAGGTTCGGCTTATTGGGAAAAAAACCATCCAAACCATTCAGACGCAGTTCAAGAAGTTTTAGCTTTACGAGAAAAGAAAAATATTGTATAGCTGAAAATAATTAGGATAATCGAAAGACCCTAGTTGACACTATGAAAGTATAGGTTCCAGGAGAACTGAAATCGAGGAGAGACCCGTAAGGATAATCATCCGATTAATAATAACATAAACTATAAAACAGGAGGAACTTATAATGAGTTCACAAATAACAACTTCTTTTGTAGAGCAGTATAGTTCAAACGTATCTATGCTTTCTCAACAAATGGGAAGTAAACTAAGATCTTCTGTTGATGTGGAAAAAGTTACTGGGAAAAACGCTTTCTTCGATCAAGTCGGAGCTACAGCTGCTCAATTAAGAACGAGCAGACATGGCGATACACCTCAGATCGATACGCCACACAGTAGAAGAAGATTGAGCTTAGCAGACTATGAATGGGCTGATCTTGTTGACGATGTTGACAAGGTTAGAATGCTTGTAGATCCTACTAGCTCATACGCAAGAGCAGCGGCAGCAGCGATGAACAGAGCGATGGATGATGTAATTATTACAGCCATGAACGCATCTGCGAATACTGGTGTTGCTGGTGGTACATCCACAGCTTTGCCTTCAACGCAAAAAACAGCGACTTCAGACCAATCAGACGGTTTGACGATCACTAAACTTTTGGCTGCGAAGAAAATCTTGGATAATAACGATGTTGACCCTTCTTTAAGAAGATACCTCGTTTGCGGACCACAACAAATCTCAGATCTATTAGGTACTACACAGGTTACTAGCTCAGACTATAACTCAGTTAGAGCATTAGCAACTGGAGCTGTAAATACTTTCTTAGGATTTGAGTTCATAATGTCAACAAGATTGAACAAGGATGCAACATATACCTCTGACAGATTGGTTTTTGCATATACTGAAGATGCTATTAAATTAGGTATCGGAAGTGATATAGCAGCAAAAATATCTGAAAGAGCTGACAAATCTTATTCAACTCAAGTGTACTACGGTATGTCTTTGGGTGCGGTAAGAATGGAAGAAGATAAAGTTGTTCAAATTCCTTGTCATGAAGCATAATAGGAGAAAATCATAATGGGAACTAAAAACTCAGACTTAGTAGCAAATTTTGAAGCTACGCCACCAGTTCTTACAGATAGTGCATTATTACACGGAGTAGTTCGTGTAGCTCAAGGTACTATAGTTGTAGCGGCTGGTGATAGTGATGATGACGATATTGTTATGCTTGCACCGATACCAAGTAATGCGATTGTACCTCAAATATGGGTAGGATCAGACACATTTGGTGGTTCATGCACTTTCAATGTTGGGATTTATCAATCAAATGGTACAGTAGTCGATGAAGATTACTTTGCAAGTGCTGTAGCTGATGCTGCTGCAATGGCAGATGTAAGATTCGAAGCTGCTAACATTAATACTGCTGGTTCAGCAATGTGGGAAATGGCTGGAGCGTCATCTGACCCTGGAGGTTTCTACTACATAGCGGCTACTATGGCTGCTGCGGGTGGAACTGAAGGCGATATGTCTTTCAACATTCACTACGTTTGTAACTAGGCAATAAATTTATAGGCGGGAGCGGGAAACTTAACTCGCCTATAATCCAAACAAAATTTTTAAGGAATAAAAATGGCATCAGTAATTTCAATTTGTAATTCTGCACTTAATCAACTAGGAGCTAGTTCTATTACAGCTCTTACTGAAAATTCTAAAAACGCAAGAATATGCAATGAAAGATATTCAACAGTTAGAGATTCGGTATTTAGATCACATCCCTGGAACTGCTTAGTTAAAAGAATTTTATTAGCACAAGATAGTGATACTCCAATTTGGGGTTTTACTTATTCATATACTCTACCTAGTGATTGTTTAAGAGTTTTAGGTATTAATGCTTACGACACTAATTTTAAAGTTGAAGGTAGAAAAATATTATCAACTGAATCATCGCTTTATTTAATTTATCTTTCTCAAATTACAGATCCAAATGAAATGGATGTGTTACTAAGAGAAACAATCTCAGCAGCTTTAGCTGCAGACATGGCTTATTCAATTACTGCCAATCTACAAGTAACAAAAATGTTTAACGAAAAATATCAATTCAAATTATCTGAAGCAAGACACACAGACGCAGGAGAAGGTGGTATTAATACAGATCAAACACTTGGACCAACAGATCAAATACAATCAGACGACTTTATAAATTCAAGAACATAAAATGGGAAAACAACTTTTATCAGTTCCCAGCTTTAGTGCTGGGGAGCTTTCTTCTCGTATGGAGGGAAGAACAGACTTTCAGAAATACTTTAGTGGATGCACAAAACTAGAAAACTTTGTGGTACTTCCTCATGGACCAGCTACAAGACGACCAGGAACTTATTTTGTATCTGAAATAAAAACATCCGCGAATAAAACAAGACTTATTCCTTTTGAATTTTCTACTGAACAAACCTACATATTAGAATTTGGTAATCAGTATATTCGTTTCTTTAAAGATAATGGTCAAATTACAGAAGGTGATAAAACAATTACTGCTATTACCAAAGCTAATCCAGCTGTGGTTACCTCTAGCTCTCATGGTTATTCAAATGGAGATTTTGTAACTATTACAAGTGTTGTAGGAATGACAGAGGTAAATGGTAAAACATTTAAAGTTGCCGATAAAACTACCAATACTTTTGAACTACAAGACGTTGATGGCACAGATATAAATTCATCTAGCTATACAACTTATTCTTCAGCAGGAACAGCTAACAAAATTTATCAAATCACAACTAGCTATACAACAGCACAACTATTTGATTTGAAATTTGCACAATCTGCTGACACCATGTATATTTGCCACAGCAGCCACGAAGTTTCAAAACTTACAAGAACGGGTCATACTTCCTGGACATTATCAGAAGTCGATTTTGCAGAGACTGGACCCTACATGGATGCCAACACCACAACAACAACTATAACTCCAGCTTCTTCAGGTACTGGAACTAGCGTCAATTTTACAGCTAGTGCTATAGTTGGTATTAATGGTGGAGTAGGTTGGGCGACAACGGATGTCGGAAGAATTTTAAAATTTAATAGTGGTGAAGCAGTTATTACAGGAAGAACTAATACAACAGTTGTAGTTTGCACAATTACTAAAGCCTTTGCAAATACCGATGCTACTGCAAGTTGGCAGCTTGGTTCTTTTTCAGATACCACAGGTCATCCTTCAAGTGTATCTTTCTTTGAACAACGATTAGTATTTGCCAGCACAACAGATCAACCTCAAACTTTATTTTTTTCAAAGTCTGGTGATTATGAGAATATGACATCTGGAACCAATGCAAGTGATGCTATGGTTTATACGATTGCATCTAATCAAGTAAATGCCATTAAATCTTTAAAAGCTACAAGAACTTTAATCTGTATGACAACAGGCGGTGAATATGCTGTGAGTTCTGGTTCGGCACAAGACGCAATAACACCAACAAATATTAATATTAGAAAACAATCTAATTACGGAAGTGCAGGAGTAGATGCGCTATCGATTGGTAATGCTACAATCTTTCTTCAAAGAGCGAAGAGAAAGATACGAGAGCTAGCATATAATTTTGACACAGATGGTTATCAGGCTCCTGATATGACTATATTGTCAGAACATATAACGGAATCGGGTATTACTCAAATGGATTACCAGCAGGAGCCTTATTCGGTAGTCTGGTGTGTTAGAACCGATGGAGTGCTAGCAGGTCTAACATACAATCGATTAGAGCAAGTAGTAGCCTGGCATCGTCATATCTTTGGCGGGAAGTCTGATACTACAAAAAATATTATACAACAACAAATTTCTTTTACATCTAATTCCACAATAGTTAGTACAACCAATAATACAATTACTTTAACTTCTCATGGTTTATCTACAGCTGATCCCGTTTATTACTACGCTGGTTCTAATGCTATTGGTGGATTAAATAATTCAAGTCTTTATTACACGATTGCATCAGATAGCAATACCATTAAACTAGCCACTACTGCAGCAAACGCAACAGCTGGCACAGCTATTAGTTTAACTTCCGCTCCTAGTTCTGATACAACACAATATATTTATCAAGGTGTTAATATTCAAACAGATATAATTTATTCTGTTGCACATGGTTTGCAATCTGGAGAAATTATTTATTATGATAATACTGGAACATCAATTACAGGATTATCTGAAAATACAAAATATTATGTTGGTAAAGTAGATGATAATCAATTTCAGCTTTATGCTAAATCTGATTTATTAACTCCTGTAAATCTAACAGCAGCTCATACTTCAGAACAAACAGATAATATTTTAAAACATGCAGAAGTAGAAAGCGTTGCTATTATTAATGGCGATGCAGATGAAGATCAAGTTTGGGTTATAATTAAAAGATGGATTAATGGAGCAGTAAGAAGATATGTTGAATATTTTACTCCATTTAATTTTAGTAAAGATTTAACTGCATTTCATTATGTAGATTCTGGCTTAACTTATAGTGGAGGATCCACAACCTCTTTAACAGGTTTAGATCATTTAGAGGGAGAACAAGTGGCGATTGTAGGAGATGGTGCTGCACAAAATAATAAAACAGTATCATCGGGAGCTGTTACGATAGACACATCATCTGAAGAAGCTAAGATAGGATTATTATATTCATCTGATTTACAAACCATGAGATTAGATGAAGGATATTCAGAAACAACACAAACAAAAACAAAAAGAATTTATGATTTGTCGGTTAGATTTCATGAAACAGTTGGAGCCAGCGTTGGACCCAATGTTGACAATCTAACTGCTATTAATTTTAGAGATAGCTCGGCAAGTATGAATTTACCCGTACCGCTGTTTACAGGAGATAAATTTATAGAATTTGACTCAGACTATGGTACAGAGGGATTAGTTTACGTTCAACAACCACAAGCTCTGCCAATGACAATTCTAGGAATTTATCCTAGGTTGGAAACAGAGAATGTCTAAAGTTGAAATTATACCTTTTAAAAGCGAGCATGCTAAAATTATTCTTGAATTAGGAATAAATGAACCAGCTCTGGAATTAAGACCAGAACATCAAAAGTATGTTGTCGCTGTCGAAGAGATTGGAATGTCGTTTACTGGTTTAGTTAATAACAAACCTATTGCGGCAGGAGGTGTAAATCATCTTTGGGATAACGTAGCTGAGGGTTGGGTTATCGCAAGTAAGGAAATTTGGAAATATCCTATTACTTGCGCTAGAGCTATCAAGGTTAGAACGGATTATTTGGCAACAAATAATAATATTAAAAGGATTCAAACGGGTGTGAAAGCTGATTGTCAAAAAGCAATTAGATTTGCAGAGTGGTTAGGATTTAAAAGAGAAGGTTTAATGAAACAATATGGACCAGATGGTTCAGATTATTACTTATACGCAAAGGTTTATTAATGTCATTTATTAGTATTTTACAAGGTGGAAAAGCAGCAAAGCAATTAGGAACTTACAATAAAAATCTTGCAGATAGAGATGCCTCTATTATTAGGCAAGAAAGAGATCAAGCTTGGAATTTTTATGAAAAATTTGAGCAACCTAAATTTGATAAAACTGCTGAACAAATTAGAGATCAATTAACAGTTTCTTATTTAAAAAGTGGAGTTACTATGGAAGGTACTCCTATGGAAGCGTTTATTGACCAAGACTATGAATTAAAAACTGATGCTGAGATTTTGAAATTTAATGCAGTAAACGCTAAATCAAGATCTGAGAACGCAGCATTAATGAGAGAGACAGAAGGCATGTTAGCTCAATGGGAAGGCAAACTTAAAAAACAACAGAGCTACTACGATGCTGGTCAATCTCTACTTACTACTGGCGCAACTGTATATGGAGCGACTTAATGGCTATTAAACTTTATAGATCACAGGCACAAATAGATACAAAATCAACTAATGTATCAGCATCTAAACTTGCTATCTCACCAAGCTCTATTTATGCCTCAACAACTAAATCGGCAGCAGGAGCTGGAGACGCAGCAGTTAATTTATGGGCAGTAGTTAAAAAGACTAAAGATGCTAATAAAGCAGCATCTATTTCCGCTGGTCTTGAAAAGAATATGGGTCAATTAACTCTTAATTACGAAAGATCTAACAACATTAAAGACTTATCTTCATTTAATTTAACTACCAGTATTATGAAAGATCAGATGTTACTTAAAGAAAATTCATCTGTTAAAAGAAAAGTTAATTCCTGGTTCGCAAGCAAGCAATCCACTTTAGGATTAGATTTACAAAAGACTATAACTAAAAATATTCTTGATGAAAAAGTAGCTACAGATGAAATTGCTATAAACAAACATCAACAAATTGTTGCATCTTCAACCAATCGAAATCAAGTCAACGAATCTATAACTTATCTTGATAATTATTTTAATAATTCTAATAATAAATTATTTTATAAACCCGCTGAATGGATTAAGAAAAAAGAGGAAAACAAACAAAAGATTCAGGAGAATATGGGTATTGCTTTAGCTTCTAATGATCCTAAATCAATTATTGATAATCCTAAACACACTTTAAAAAATATTAAAGATACTAAAACGGCTGAATGGATTTTAGAAAAAGCTTATGAAAATCATGCTGCTAATATAGAATCTGAAATTCAAGACCAAGAAATTATAGATGCTAAAAATCTTGGAGATCAAGCTCATAACTTTGCCGAGATTGCAGTAAGAATAAAAAATTTTCATGAAAACGCAGATAATCCTGATTTTTCAGATAAGCTAATTCACTATAAGGATATTAAAAGAGCTTTTGTTAATAATGATATTGATGAAACTATGTATCATAAGCTTATTGATTATAGAGCTGGAGTAGTTCCTTTGAATGATGAAAGACTTACTGAAGATATTAACGAAGAAATTTTTAGTTCAGATTCTCCAATAGAATTACAGGCTCTTTCTAAAAGAGTGCAGGTTAAAGAGTCAGATCTTACTTTCTTAGGTTTATCTGCTGAGGCTACAGGAAGAGCATTAAAAAAAATTAACGCTCTTAAAAAAGATAGTAAACTTTATAATGAATACAAATCTAACTACTCAACATTAAAAGCAGTTTTCTTTGCAAGTGAAAGTTATGAATTTGAGGTAGGAGAAGATGCAAGAACTGTTAAGGCTATAGGATCTCAAGCTATAGAGTATTACGATAATTTAGTTATGAATGAAGGTATTAATAGTGAAGATGCTTTATTTGAAACAATAGCTAAGTTTAATCCAGGAGCAGCTCTACCTAATATGTCAATCTTTCCTTTACCTAGTTTTCAAGAAGAATCGGATTGGTCATCTCAAATCATAGCAGCTGGTGGATCAAAATACTTTATAGAGAATAAAACCAAAATGGCAGAGATGTATAGAGATGGAAAATTAAATCACGACCAATTTGTATTTGAAATGGATAACCTTGGTAAAGCTCAAAAGTTATTTGATATGAGATATAAATACGCTTTATCAGATCTTTCAATTAAACCAGAAGAAAGATTGAGTTTTGCTTCAGGTGAAAATGCAGGAGGATTCTCGTCAATTATAAGTAACTTAATGAAGAAAAAATAATGGAACTAAACGTAACTGAAAGCTTAGAAAAAAGTATATTAAAACCAATATACGATCAGGAAAACACTCTTAACTCTGAGGCATTTAAAAAGGCTGATGAGCTAGGAGCTGATACAGGTAAGTTTTATTCTAAGTATGATGATAAAGAATTAGATATAGAGCAACCTTTACCCTTTCATACTGAGGTAGAAAGTAAAGTAGCTAGTAAAGCTGCTGAACTAAGTAAAGATTTCTTTGTAGAACACTTACCTAAATTTGTAGCAAACCTTCCAGAGGATGCTATTTATGGAATTTTTAAAGGAATAGAAAATGGGGTAGGTTCAACCACTTCTGTTTTCCCTGGTTTAAAACCTTTCGTTGATGAAGTGGCTGAGGCAAATCTTGCACCTGGACCCTTCAATATGTCTTTAAGAGATTTATCTAAAAGAGTGCATCAGCTTGATGCAGAAAGAGATAAAACTTTTGCTAATCAATTAACTACATATATGTTTCAAGCTGCTCCGTATTTATTCTTAGCAAGAGCTAGATTTTTACAAGGTGGCTTTGGAGTTCAAAAAGCAAATCTATTAGCCTGGATGTTCGCATCAGGAATGGGCTTTAAAAATGAAGAATTGCTAGTTAGCGATATGTATTCAAAAGCTATTGGTGATACTAAATTTTTAAAATCATTAAGACAGTTCGATGAAAAAGTACCTGGTGTAAGTGTTGAAGGCATGCTTGATATGAGCGCTAGAGCTACTGATGGTTTATTATTTGAAAAATTATTTGGAAAAATAAAAGAAGTTTATAAGCATTGGAAAGTTTCTAGGATGGATAGATCTCAGAAACAAAAATATTTAAGAGAAGAAAAAGATATTAAAGAATTATCTGAAGGTATTGTTAAACAACAAGATAAAAAAATACTTGGTGTCTTTCCTAAAAAATACCCAGATCAAGACGATATAGCTACAGCTACCAAGGTAGTTAAAAATATAAACAATCCTTCAGATGAAATAATTGAAAATATTAAAACTGATAAAAACATCAAAGAGTTAGTTGAAAAACAAAAAACAGGAGAACTAGGATCAACAGCTAATAAAATTATGGATCCTACATGGCAGCAAAGTAGAGTGTTTAGCTTTAATGGAACTAATATTAAAGGTTATGAAAATGCTATTGCTCATTACTACGGGCAAGGAGCTGCTAAAAAAGATAAAATAATACATATTATGA